CGTTGATACGTCAAAAGCATCAGCTGCGGCACGGATCCCGTGCTTATCCCAGAAGTTCAGAGCCTTCATTCTTAACTTCGCAATCTCGGGCATAAGAGAGTGTTTCATCGCATAAGCAGTTGCTCGGTAATACCCAAAATAGCCGACACCGATATGCTGCATCAACATCTGGCAATCCCTCCTTTAGTGTTCTGAGGCAATTGCAATATCTGTGTGAACTTACACATGCTCTACGACGATGTGACAGGGGTACTGATGCAATGCATCTCGCGAATACCCCTGTCGTGTCGCCGGAAAGCAAAAAGCCCAAGGCGTTAACCTCGGGCTTGAATTCTTTGTGTCGACAATCGAAGCTATGGCGACGATATCAGATTTACATGAAATATATGCCTTTCAGTTCGGTTTTGCAAGACTTACATCTAAATTTGTCGCCTTTTGTTGTGAACGTGATCGCGTTACCGATATGAGAGCGTCGCTATCAAGCTTCACAAAACTGCTGCGCAGCGCCAGCCAATGAGGGAGGTAGGTTTCTGTCCATGTGGACTTTGCTACACCAACCAGCTCCGCCAGCGCCTGATATTCATACGCCTCCCGCCCTGCCAGCTCGGCTTTGACATCCTGCGCGGCCAGCCAGATAAGTTGGCGCAGGCGATCGACTGTTTTCTTTGCAATGCGCACGCCGGCCAGCTTTTCGTTGAATTGCCCCCATGCCCACCGGGTGATCGTCTCCTGGTGTTCCCAGCGGATATTATCGCTGTAGTTCCACAGCAGCCACGCTTTCTGGTGGTCTTCCAGCGACAGCAGAGCCCGTCGCCAACTTGCCGTCGAATATTCAACGGGCAGAACGAGAGCGATTGATGAACCCTTAGCGCGGGACTGGCTGCCGCTCATCGGCGGCCCATCCGGGTTAACCATTTTTTGCTTTACTTCGCTATAAACCTTCTTCCTTCCCCGGCTGCGCGCCGTAGCGGTGAATTGCGCGTTTTCTGCAAAGGCTACCAGTTGCCCTTTCGTCGCACCGCTCAGATCGGCGGTGGCCACTATCAGCTGCTGGCGAACATACTGGAGGTATTGGGTATTAATCATGCTGTCTCTCCCAGGGTCTGATAGATGCGGACAAAGTTTCTCAGTATGCGGTAGTCAACCAGTACGGTGCCGCGGTGCCGGCAGAGGCGAAGTTTTTGCCAGCGTTCGCGGATGCGTTCGATAACGTCACGGCTCATGCGGCCTCCTGATGGCGGGCGCGGCGCTTCTCCAGTGCGCGGGCTCTGCGGGTGAATATGGATTTGATACGCTGCAGGTATGGAATATCGAACCGGCGCAGCTCGTTATCAGCCTCAAGGCGCTCAACGCGATCCAGGCCAATGCGTTCAATCAGGTGAATGCGGTATTCAACGGCGTTGCCGCTCAACTGCCGATTGCAGCGGGTGCATGCGGAATGGACATTGAACACGTTGAATTTCAGGTGCGACGCCGCGCCACGGGAACGGTAATGACTGGCATCAATAGCGCTGCCGGTCAGGTAGTTGCTCTTGCCGATAAGCGGGTTTCCGCAGCTGACGCAGGGCTTACCTTCATCACGAATGCGAATGTACCGGTTAAAGGCTGACTGAGCCTCTTTATCCCATTGAGCCTTTGTCTTGAATGACTCACGCTTAGCTCGGCGACGTTGGCGCCCCTCCTTCTCGAATTCGCGCTGGCGCTTCACCGCTCTGGCCTTCGCTGCTTCCCGGGCTTTTGCTGTCTGTTTTTTGCCGATCTCGCTGGCGCATTCAAAACTGCATACCACCTGCCCTTCCCGGGCAGGATGGAACCATTCGCGGCAGTGGGCGCATTTACGACGTGCTGGTTTACGCATGATCACCACCCTGGATCTGCACCAAGGTCAGACGGCCGCAGAATACAGCCCCGGTATCGATATACATCTGATTGGCGTACTGGATTGGCTGATGTGCCGGGGTGTGCCCAAAAATAAACAGGTCGGCACCGGATATTTCATTCACTATCCCATCCTGAGCCGCGCTCACTCTCTCACGATTCCAGATCACCTGTTCTGCATCGACGGGCTTGTCATACGCATATTCGTTATGAGGGTAATCAGCATGGCAGACCACCACCCTCTTACCCTCGGTCATTACCTCGATGATGAGTGGCAAACCTGCAACTAAATGGGCCAACGCGATAGCCAGGCGTTCTTTGTCGTAGTCAAGGTTAAAGAACCATCCGCCACCGTTAGCGAGCCAGTGATACACGTTTCCGGAAGAGGATAGTCCGTCGAGCATCATCTGCTCATGGTTCCCTCTTACAGCCATAAACCAGGGCATTGCGATTAGCTCAAGGCATTCGACGTTTTCCGCACCGCGATCGATAAGGTCACCTACCGAGATCAGTAGGTCACACAATGGGTCAAAACTGACCCTTTCCAGCTCGTTCATCAGCAGCGTATGGCAACCATGCAGATCGCCAACAACCCAGATGTTGCGCCAGATAGCTCCATTAATGCTTCGGTAAAGGCTCATGCGATTTTCCTTCTGGCAGCGCGGCGCAACCAGCGGACATCTGCCAGGTGAGCCGTATAGTGAAAGGTGGGGATATCGGAAGGCTTTACTTCTACCTTGCGCTTGCGGCGCGCTGGCACGCGGAAAATACCGCGCTCCATGACCTTAGCGAGCAGACTGTGCATGCGAAGCCCTCCATTCCTGGGCCCACGCAATCCGACTGCTGGACTTCTCGCTAAACTTCACATTGTGCTCGGTGCCGAACCAGTAGATCGCCTCGATTACCTCGACCATGTAGCGCTTGCTGGATTGAGAGGTGCGAACGCCGAAGTAGACGAGGCCGCCGTTGATGCCAGGGGCGGATTTCTGCTTACGCTCCGGGTTTTGCATCTGGCTGACCAGTACGGTAATGAGGTCTTTCCACTCCGCTGGCTCCAGCTTTTCACCGTGCCAGATCACCTGATCGCTCAGGTCTTTCAAAAGTGGCCACATGAGACGATTCTGTTTGTCGGTGCGGCTTTCTTCGCGCGCCTCGATAATCAGCGGCGATCGGTGGTCTACAGGCAGAGACTGGATGAAGTTGACGACGTTACGCTTAACGTGGTCGTTGATAAGGCAGAATTGTTGCTTCACGCTTCACCTCCGCAGAGGTCAAACGCTGAATACAGAAAATCGCCGGTGGCTTTCGCCATCGGTGATAGGAATTGCTGTACGGTTTTGTGCGCCATGTGTCCCCACTTGGCGCCAGATAATCGTGTCAGTTGCTCAGGCTGACAAATTAATTATCGCCCTTCCCGGGGATAAAAGCAAAATGAGCATATACGAGAAAATCGCTATTTCTTGGCGTTCTGCTCTGCCATTTCCAGATAGCGCGGATCGGATGCGCGGGGTAACTTGATGCTCTTCTCCCGGTCGTTCCAGTGCATGTTTGGCGGTGGCAGTTGTTCCCTTTCTGACCATCGCCCTTTTACAGCAGGACGCCATTGCGATGACTTTATGCTGTAAAATCTGTGACACCCAGCCAAGGGCGGCACTTTCCATCATCCCTGTTTCTCCAGGCTCGTCCGAGCATTTTTTTGCTCGTTTGGACTATTCCTAACAACTACAGTTGGTTATTATTGGTTAACAACAATTACCAATCTGGTTACACATAATGAGCGAATCGTTGAAGGATGTTGTTTCATCAGTTAAAGATGCAATAATTACACCAGTCCAAGAGGCTTTTGTATATAGGGCAAAAAATCCATTTTTTGGAAGTTTGATTATATCCTGGGTTTACTGGAACTGGAATAAAATTGCTTACATGCTACTTTCGGATGATGATGTTTTAAAGAAAATAGAATTTATAAAAAAATCAATCCCTGACAATACCCTTATACCATTTACGTCTTTTAGCATACCCCACACACATAGCTTATGGTTTCCTTTATTTTTCTCAATATTTTTCACCCTTAGCTACCCTGTTTTCTCTTGGGTTCTTACACTAATTCATAAGGGTATTTCTTTCCGCATTGAGAAAGTAGATTCTGAAAAGGAGGTTAAGAGACTCCAGCTTCAGGGTGCTATAATTACAGAGTTTGAAAAAAATGAGGGGCTCAGAGCAGTTGAAAGATCGAAAACAGAGGAGACAAAATTCTCAACAGCAGAAAGAGCAGCAGAGTCAAAATATAACATTAAAGAATTGCAAACCCAGCATGCCACGCTAAAAACTGAAGTCGCTCAACTTGAAAAGCAGAAGCAAAGTATGGAAACGATTTTAAGCGAGCAAGAAAAGAGAAGAAAAGGAGTTGTTGAAGAAATAACCTTACTCCAAGAAAAAGTCGCACCAGAAAGGGAAAGCGTCCAGAGAATTGAGCGAATAATAAAT